ACCATGATCAGGGCCGGCGGCAGGCCGCCAGTCTTCAGGTATGTCAGATTGGTCTCTTCGGCCTCACGCGAACCCAACACAGACGGGATTGCGCCTTCCCAGCGGGGCACTCCGTACGGGCTGTTGGGGTCCTGCCCCACCTGAAAATGGATCAATTCGGTGGCGCGCTTGTCCGGCGCAACCGGGGACATCGGCGTTCCCCACTTTCCCTTCTTCTTGTCCAGATCGCGGGTGGACCCAAACTCACGGAAGAACAGAAGCTGTCCCGACATAAGCTGCACGTAGCGGCGCTCGCGGACCATGACGTTGAAAGTGACATCTTCTCCGTTGCGCTTGACCGTCTTCTTGGCCGAGATCGCTTTGTCCAGCTTGACAAGGCGAATGGTACGCGCCGGCACGTGACGCAAGAACACGATCTGGCCGACGATATTACGCAACACTTCCAGATAACCGTTGCCGGTACGCTCCAGATCGCGACGAAGGTCACGACGAATGGTCATGAACGACACGCCGGGATAGGGCTCCTTGAAGAAAGCCTCCAATCTAAGGGCGACTGGGTCTTCCTCTTCCTCCTCGTCTTCGTCCGGGTTCATGTCGATCTTTTCGATCTCATGCCCGGTTCCGTCGATATTGACGACCATCGCTTCGATGCAGGGACCCAGAGTGTTGTTCTCTTGGGTCATCTTCTCCAACTGGCGGGGATCGTACGGCGGCTTCAGAATGTGCCCGGTCGCACCGCCGCCTTCGGCGTTATAATACGGTGTGAATTCGTCCTCTACCTCCAGTGCATTACCGGCGATAGCAGGGGCAGGAGCCGCCGCGATGATGGTAACGGCGCTCTTCTGCAGCTTGTTTTTGATCGTTACAGCCAACGCAAGGGCTCCCTTTGGAGCCCCCAAACTATGGATGTGACTTTACCTAGTTGACCCCTCTGAGCCGAAGTGGGCCTGTTGCTAGACCAGTATCAGGCCGCCACCTTGACCGCCGTTGGGCCATTATCGTTGGCCGGGAATTTGATTTTCTGCATCTCTCCCATATTCGGACCGATCTCCAGATCGAAGGTGAACTTCAACTGGTGGTCCCAGCCAAACATCTTCTTGACCGGGAGATTGCTGGCCGTTTCCACGATACGCTTGCCCACGTCCATGGCGATATCTTCCGGCACGTAGCCCAAGCCAGCGTCATGGATGTTCACGACCGGGATGGCCTGTGGAATGTTGCGGCTGATCTCTACGAACGCCCACAGCATCAGTTCGGACAAGGATGATTGAATGGGGGCGTTAATGGCCTGACGCTCCGCCTTGCTGGCGATCTTCCAGTCACGTGAATTGACCAGCGGCAAATGCCGTACGCGGCCGAATGGAGAGACTACGTAACCGTCACGCTTGCCAAGATTCTTGTAGTTTGTGTGCCAGTCGATCAGGCCCGGATACAGACCGAAGAATCGGTCAATGATCTCCTGTGCCTGTGCGAGCGTCAGAGACATCTTGAAGGTCTGCCACGCGTAGCGGACGAAGCCAGCGGCCATCATACCGTACAACAGGCCGAAGTTCGCCGCCTTGGCCTTGAACCGACCCAAGCTGAACATGGCCTGTTGTTCTTCGGTGCCGTCCGCCAAGGCTGCAAACTCGCTGTAGTCCATGCCCATCATGGCCGCGCCAGTCACCGCGTGCAGGTCCAGCCCGTTGGCGTAGGCGTTCAGCATGTTGGTCTCGTTGGCCACGCACGCGGCAATCTTCAATTCGCCCTGCATGCAGTCGGTTGACCACATCATATAACCGGGAGGGGCCGGGTAGCACTTGCGAAGCTTCTTCGCCCATTTGCTATGCTTGGGGATGGTCTGTAGCGCCGGGTCTTTACAGGACAGGCGGCCAGTCGTCGTTCCGGAGTCATCGTTATCGTCCGCGAACATGCGACCGGAGAAGAACATGAAGCTGCCGTGGAACCGGCAGTCGTTGCGTAGATGTTTCAGGAAGCCATGGATGTATGTAGACAGGACCTTATTGGCCATGCTCATTTCGTCCAGAATCTTCACCATCTCCTGTGCTTCAGGAACGTTGTGAAACATGGACAGATGCGGCTTGGCTGTAGAGGGTTCCTGCGTCTTCTCGCTGCGCATGACCGGCGTCAGATTCAGGCCCGCCGGAGAGAAGAAGTAGTCCCGCAGCACCGCCGGACGACTTAGACTCAGATTGTCCCGGTACTTGAACTTCAGACGGGCGGGCAGGAGATTGAGCGCACGTTTGGTCAGGTCCGCCAGCACCCCACCGTTGCCGTGCTTTCCCTCGATCTCAACGCGTAGCTCTTCGAATTTGTCGCGGTCCACCAGAAGGCCGGTCTGCTCGACCTTTTCGAAGACGCGGGCGGCCGGATGCACGATGTTGATGTACAGATTGGCCATGCAAGGCACGTCAAGCAGTTCGCGCTTGATCTTACGTGCCACCCGAAGACAGGCGTCCACGTCTCCGCCCATGTAGCCCAGCAGATCATCCTTGGGCACAAGGTCCATACGGCTCTTGTCGTACTTCGCATTGAAGAGGGCGTCGTAGCCCCCCATGGTGCTGTAAATCTTCGCGTGGTTCTCCAGTGAGTTGGACCTATTCTCGTCCACCATCGAGCCGGCAATCAGGGTGTCGAAGGTAAAGTTGGTGCATTCGATTCCCCACTGGACCTTGATCCAGTTCAGATCGAACTTGAAGTTCGCGCCGCACGTCTTGACCTTTGGGGAGTTCAGCAACCATTCAACGCTCGCGACGAAGCGCTTGGCCTTCTCCTCGGTATCGATGTCCTTCAGATATACGCAGTCAGCCTTGCCCTCCTCCATGGTCGCGCCGATGGAGATGATAGGGTGCCCATCATACGGATGCAGGCCTAATGTTTCGGTGTCGGCCGCCACCTCGACCGGCTTTCCGGTTTGGTCGTAACTGCATTCGACTGCAGCGATCAGTTCCTCGAAATGCTCGACCCAGCGGTAGGTACCGACTTCAGGGAGCAATCCACCAGTGCGGCAGAGACGTTCGGCAAGACGGATGTCCCATGCGATCTCGTCTTCCTTGCTGGCGTCAGAATCACACAAGGCGGGATGATAGGTTACCAGATATCGACCGGTGCCCAGACGCCCGTGGTCGAGGCCTCGGAGACTATCGACCGACCGATTCTTAGGAGCGATTCCCCCAGCGCCGAAGCACTTGGCCACATCACCACCGAAGCCCAACACGATCTCGTCAGGCTTCGACTCGTAGAAGGTCCCGTCGAAGAGTTGATACCGGTACTGTGGGGGTTGGCCGAATCCGCGTAGCGTCTTCTCGACTAACTTGGAAAGCCGGCTGTCGAAGCAGTAGGTCCCGTCTTTGCCTTTGACGCTGCCCCAGAAGACGATTTTTCGTTCTTCAGACAAATGGCCCTCCATGGCCCATTTACAGTGGTCTCGTAGCCATCCAACTTATCGATCTTCAAAGAGTCGAAAAGGAGAGCGCGACCAGAGGCAACATCTAGCACAGTTTTCTTCTCAAACAAGAAGTCTCCTTGGTTCGGTAGGGAATTCCCGTTTAGGAGGAAGGCGCTGGTCAACTTCTTGTACACGTCGTATTCGACGTAAAAGGCGAGCTTGCCGGCGGTGCTATTCAAGATGAAGGACACCTTGCCTTCACCAACATCCATGATGTAGCTCACGGCCAGAAGAGAGATGGTAGATTTGAAGAAGCCGAAATCGGCCTTCACATCCCCCCACGCTTCGAACGAGAACGACTCCCAATCGATCTTGACCTTGATCGCCAGTGCATCGGACAGCGCGTAGTAATCCGTTGACTGGCTGCTCAACACGTCACCCATTTGAAGCTCCAATCTGTTCTTTTTTCGGCGGTACGCGCCTAGTCCACTCGACCTTGGCCCCCCGCTCACGGGCCGCGAACACCCCTACAGGGATGCCTTGGTAAGAACCGGTGAAGACTCGGGCTCCGTCGCCTTCGATCCTGTCCAGTCGGAAGCTAACGCCGGCCGGACTCAGAGCGGGCATGAAGGCCTGCTTAGATTCGATGGTGTCACCCACTCTTAGCTTCCCCAGATTGATCTTGACCATTACTCTTCCTTCCCTTCGATCACGGACAGGTCCGGCATCGGCGTAGTGAAATTGCTGCCAACCCCGTAGAGCACTGCGCCCAAAGCCCGCTTGGCGATCACCGAGTTGGACACTTCCAGATGGATCGAGGCGTAGTACGCCAACTCCGGTGTGCTGCTCTTCATCTTCTTCACCGAGAATCCGTTCTCGTTCAGATGCCCCATCATTGTCTTCACGTCCGCTCCTTCCAACCGGACCGACAATTCACCATGCGCATACCGTGCGGCGGCTTTGAGGCCCGGAGACATAGCAATGGTGTAGTAGCGCTTGCCCGGAGACGTGCCGAACACTGGCTGATACATCTTCGTGGCTTCGTACAGCTTGACCCTGTCCTGCTTCATGATTACGTCCACGGCCTCTTGGGCCATGGTCCCGTACATCACGGCCAACCCATCAGTCTTGCCCACAGCAGCAACACTTTCCTCGCTGAAAGCGTAATCGGCGTTGGGTGTCTTGCCCTTCAGAAGGTCGATAGTGGATTTTTTCATCTTCGACTCCGCCGGCTTGTATCCGTTGCTCTTCAGGTTCAGGTAAATCTGGTGGACTTTGGAGACGAAGTCGGCACCCTTGGCCGGCTTCTTGAAGTCAGAAGGCTTCATCTCGATATGGGAGACGCCGACCAAGTAGCCATCCGCGCCCACCATGTGAGTGTGGGACAGACCGACCTTGAACTTGATGCCGTAGGCCTTCAGGTCCGCAGCCAGCGAAGGCGAATGCGCCTCGATGATCTCGTACGGTTGAATGGCCTTGAAAGTGACTGCCACAACGACCCTCCTTGGTCTCTCTTGACATTAATGTATAGATGCCAAGAGACCTTTGCAAGCGGTTTCCTACCGCTCTATCACCCCGTCCTTCCCCCAGATGCAAAGGGCGTTCTTGACCGGGGTAGCGTAGAGCGGGGTGTTTCCGCCCGCCACGCCGCTAATGAACTTGCCATTCTTGTCCCAGATGCCCCCCTTGGCATAAGGGCCTCCGGACGTTCCTTCTGAGAAGTAGTTCTCCCATGACTTGGTGGCCTTGGCCTTCTTGATGCCGAAGTGCTGAGCCAAGAAGTCGATCTGTTCGGCCGTCTCCACCGCTTTGTCGCAGTAGTTCTTCCGTACATAGGTGATCGCATCCTTGTTGCCGGACATCTTGGCGTACACCGCTGACAACACGATGCCAGTCCTACCGTGGCCACCGATGCAACCCACATGGACCTTCTTACCGGCCTCGATTTGAGTGACCAACCAATCGATCATGGCCTTGAAGTTCTTCGGGCTCTTAGGCACGTCCATGTCGGTGATCTTGTAGTAGACCTCCTCAGCCTTACGCGCCCACGGCCACGACTTGTTGGTGGGGCTGTAGCCTCCGTCCAGAGCCACGTACACGTCAGCGTCCTTCACTACAGGGTTATGGCAATTACCCCCGTAGATGGCCTTTCCGCCCGGCAGGGGCATAGGCTTGTGCGTCACGTAGCAGGATTGGTATTTCTCTCCACTGGCCTTGGCCACTACAGCCTCCTTTGCTGCTTTTGGCACCGAGTTTGATGACGGTGATGGTTGGCCCATGTGGGAGTCATCCCAATCGTCCGGCAGCTTCATACCCAGCAAGTCCGCCGAGTCATAGAGGGGAATCACGTTACCTCCAGCCTTGGAAGCCCGGTACTCGTCCCACAAACTGCCGGGACTTGAGACCGCTACGGACTTTTGTTTCTTTGCCATTTGCCTTCCTTTCCTATGCCGCTTGTTGTTCCTTATACGGCCGGTACTTCTTCTTCACCCACTGCTTGGGCGTGATGTAAAACTTGTCGGAATTCAGGACGCTGGCCGGAATGCCTTCCAGTTCGGCCGCCAACTTGTTCGTGTCGAACGCTGGGGGCTTCTCCACAGGGGGCGGAGACTTTGACAGTACGATGGGGGCCGGGTCCGGATGCAGCATCTTCTGCTTCTCCAGTTCATGCGACCAATTGAGGACTCCCCCCAGATCGATGACCTTCTGCCAATCGACGTGGGAGAGACTGACCCCCAAATAAGACTCCATCCACTTCAGCCGCTTCTGCATATCGTCGGTGACGAATTCAGCAACAATTGGGTCGTTGGCCATCAGGTTGGGGATTTGGCCGGACCGCTGAACGTCCAGAATCTTCATAATCGGCTGGTGGAGTTTGTTACCTCCGCTGTTCGCGTACTCCGCAAACAAGATTCCTTTGTTGAAGATGCTGCCGTTGTTGTGCTGCAGCGTGTACATCGTATCGTTCAACACTTCGCCACTGGTGATGCCCGCGCAGAAGGACACCAGAGCGTCCGTCACCTTACCCCATGCCGGGCCGCCATAGCTGTGCCCGTAGTGCCCGTTGTGGAACTGGTACGACAGGCCCCTCACGAACCGAGTCACGTATTCGTCTGGAGGAGTGGTGGCGAAAATCTTGGCCGCCTTCGACGCGTCGTCAGGCACGGTACCGATGTATTTCAGCACCTTCTGGAAGCCTGCCTTCTCCATGTCGAACGACATGCTGTCCTTGTCCTTGAGATGGCGGGCCTCCCGCACGCAGATCAGCATGAGATAAGAAAAGGCGCGAAGTACTTCCTTGGCCCCTTGCGTGTAGTAGTGGTCTACGAACTCCGCCACGTCCTTGGGCAGAGGTTCACAAGGGTCAAACCTCTTGGTGATCTCCGACATTCCGTGGTTCATCATGTAGAACCACAGGGCGGCCGTCTCGGGCCTGATGAATTCGTAGGTCTCAACCGTATTGAGGATGATCTTGGCGGCCTTGCTGCACCGCACGGAATTCATGTTGCGTTTTAGGACCATGGACCGACCTTGCTGATGTTTCAGCGTGTCCTCTGGCCAAATTTCTGGAGCGACCACTTAGAACCCTCCTTGGTCCTTCTTGACAGTAATGTAAGGGGTACTAGACCTAAGTCAAGACCTATTTAAGCCCAGCATTTCCTTGATTTTGTTGGCTTTTACCCTACATACGGCCCCTGACAGATCGACACTGTTGACGAATTTCTCCTGACCGGAGGTTTCGACCGCACGAGGATAGTACCAGCGTCGGACGTGGCGGATTGGCTCTTTGACGCCGAAGGCCCGGCACAGACAAGACATGACTAGCCCGGTACGGCCCTTGCCGGCCATGCAGCCGATGTAGGGTATTTTCCCTTCGAACATCGCGTCCACGATCATCGAGCAGACGGCATCCATCTCCCACGGGTCCGGCACGCTGAAGTCCACGATATCGAACTTCACGTCCGCGATGGGTCGTTGCCTAGAATACTCGTTCAGGCAAACGCCGAAACGATCATCCCCGCCTTCAAAGGCATCGAACGGGCCTCCCTCGACCATGAACATCTTCCCCATACCGTACGGAATCGGGAGGAAGCCTATGGGCTCGGGCTTAGGGGAGGCCCCCCATATCTTCGGCTTGGGAGTGCAGGCAGTAATCTCCGCCTTCACTCTCTCCATGTAGTCTCTGAACTCACCGTTCATAGGACCCTCCTTGGTCTAACCTTGCTTACCGCTTGAATTTGTCGCGGTACCGGCCAGAGCCACCGTCAGTCCGATGGCTACCGTCCTTCCATTCCACTTCAGCCTCGCCGGGAGCAGTTCCTTCTTCGTCCAGACGCTGCTGGTAGCGGCGCTGGTCGTAGTAGTTCTGCTCTTCCTTCGACAGACGGTCGATACCGACCACGTTAAGACCCTCGTCAACCATCAGGACGTACTGTTGGAAGCGTCTGTTGTAGCCCGGCATCGAGATGGGCGAGGACAGCCTAAGCATCTCACGGAGCCTCGCATCAGCGGTCTCTCCGTAGATACCTAGATCACGCGCCCTAGCGATGATATCGCGTCCGATCCTGTACTCTTCCTTGGAGGCAGTATTGCCCGTTGCCTGAGAGTAGATCGTCTCTCCGGCTTGCTTCAGGGCACGATACTTCTCCCCGCTAAGGATCACTACGGAACGAGGGGCTTGTATCGTGATGCGCGCTGAGACGGACGTTGTTCTGTCCCCCACGGACATGAACACGTTCGGTAAGACCTCACGACTCTCCCCAGCGATCAGACGATGTTCTTTCTCTCCTCCTACATCCAACATCTTGACTGCCGACTTCGCGCCGGCTGTCAGAAGCTGTTGCAGACGGAAAGGCCTCTCTCCTACGAAGACTTCTTCACCCACCCTAAGGGTCAGCACCAACGGCATAATCCACCTTAACCTCTCTTGGCATTGGATTATCCCCCCAATGCTTTAAAGAATTGATATTCGGCCGGAGGTGGTGAAACCTTAGAGGGCTCGATCTTCAAGCAGCCACCGGTCTTTTCGATTAGTGCCTTCATCTTGGCTATATCGTCAAGGGAAAGCTTCTTCGACAGCTTATCGCCCACGATGACGGAACCTCCGTCAAGCAATTCCGCGACGCTGTCAACCTCTGGGCTGATGAACTTCACCGTGTTTTCATTGGACGGGGCGTACCCCGCCTTCTTTAACCACCCCGCCGGAACTCCGGCGACAGTGATATCTTTCAGGTTCTCGTCTTTTCTGAGGGCAACCAGCCTTCTCAGAAAAACGTACCTTTCGTTTTCGTAAACTCCGTCTATCTCATCCGCATTGTAGAGCGCATCGAGGCACGCGTCTTTGTCATGCGAGGGGGACCCTACGGACCGGAAATCCACCGTGATGAAATGCCGGTTCTGGGCGTTCCTCAGATACTTCAGAATGTACGATCCGTTCAAGAAATACTTGGATGGATCGACCAGCAGCACGTGCGGCTTGGTCAACGTGTTGGGCAGACTTTCGTAGTCGTAAGTATAGACCGTCGCGCTATCTGAAGCCCACGAAACCACCTTCTTCACCGCTGGGTTCGCCGTGTTGTCCACCACCGGGACCTTGGCATCGAACCACATCCTGCCGGTGTTGCCGTCCACCGTGACCTTCTTCACGTTCTTGGACTTGATCAAGTCCACGATGCCGGAAACCCCGACGATGCAGGGCTTGTTCATACTCCGCGCCACCACAGCCGCGTGACTGGTCTGTCCGCCGGTCGCCGTCAGGATGCCCACCGCCTTGTTCATACCAGCGATGTCGTCAGGGTCCGTTTCTTCGGTCACCAGAATGCAAGGCTCACTGCATTCGACTGCAGCTTGGGCACTGAACACAGGCTTACCCGTTGCGACACCAGATGAACCGAACAGGCCAGTCGCATCCGGCTTGCGCTTATACTTCGGGTCTACCACGGGCCGCTTCGTGATCTTGAATTGCTCGATACTGACCCGCTTCAGAGCCTCAGCCTTGGTGATCAAAGGAGGCAGAACGTTACCGTTATCGTCTTCCCTCTTCTCGGTAGCCAAGTCGTGAGCAATCTGGAAAGCCGCGACAGCCGACCGCTTACCCACCCGGCACTGCAGGATGTACAGCACTTTGTCTTGGACCGTGAACTCCACGTCCACCATGTCCTTGTAATGCTCTTCCAGCACGCAGGCCGTTTCGTTGATCTGCTTCAGGACTTCCGGCCACAGTTCCTTCATTTTGATCAACTGCAGCGGCGTCCGGATACCGGCGACCACGTCTTCTCCTTGGGCGTTCTGCAGGAATTCCCCGTTCAGTTCGTTCGCACCCGTCGAAGAGTCGCGCGAGAACAGAACGCCCGAACCTGAGTCGTCATTCATGTTGCCGAAGGCCATGACCTGCACGACCACAGCCGTGCCCATGTCATCGGAGATGTTGTTGATCTGGCGATACGTCTTGGCCCGTTCGTTGTTCCAAGACTCCAGCACCGCGACCACGGCCGCCCGCAATTGATCTTCGGGGGTGGACGGTAACTCTTGCTGAACAACAGCCTTGAAGACCTGCAGATAAGCAGTGCAAACCTTGCTAAGATCGTTGGCGCTCAGGTCCTTGTCAGCCTTCACCTTGGCCTTCTTCTTGGCCGCAGAGAGCGCCTTTTCGAAGGCCTCGTGGGGGACACCATAAGCCGTGCTACCCAGCATCTGAATCAGCCGTCGCCGGCAATCCAGAGCGGCTTTGTCCCCCAGCTTATCCTTCCAGAAGGACAATGCCTCCATGGTCAGACCGACGTTCAGGATCGTGTCCATCATGCCGGGCATGGAAACCGGCGCGCCAGACCGTACCGACACCAGAGGTGCGTAGTCGAGACCTACAGTAAGTTCGTCGTAGTGGTTGAGGACCTTGGCCATAAGACCATCAACGAACGCCTCCCGCTTTTCGGAAGACTCCAATTTCGCATAGGTCCTTGACGCTTCGGTGGGGACGATGAAACCGGGAGGGACGGGGATACCCAACTTGGACATTTCAACCAGTCCTGCACCCTTGCCCCCTAGAGCATCCTTGGACAGATCAGCTTCCTGACTGTACTCGATGCCCTTTCCGAATTTGACTAGTTCCATCTGCGGACCCTCCGTGGTCACGCACGGAAGATGGACCGGCCTTTACACATTTGCAAGTGGAAAATTAGGAAATCCGCAGGGGCCGTAACACCTTGGGAACACAAGGTTTTTCAGAACAACCCAAGGAGACGGCAGCGAGACAGAATTCTACCCCCAGCCTCTTCGGCCTTCTTGGCGTTGTACCCCCACGCGGGGTCGATCTTAGCCTCTTCCAGAAGAAGAAGGCCGACCAACACGCTTTGGTGCTGGGGGTCCTTCGTCAACCCCTCATCTACCAGCTTCAGAGCGAACATGCAGGCCGACAACAGGGTCTGCTTGGGATCGTCACCTTCTCCCCGCATGATTGTGTAGACAGTGTTCGTCAGGATCGCCACGACCACATCGCGTTCGGCTTCTTTCAGACCTTTGAGACCCGCCTTGATGGCCGTGTGAAGAGGCTGGCTCACGTCTTGACGAACAAGGTCCCCGCGCTCTGCCATGGCTTGCATTGCCAACACTTGACAGAAGGTGGGAAGAAGTTTCTCGACGTAGAGCTTGCTCTTCGCGTGGTCCATAACGCCCCTCCTTGGGCTCAACAGAAGTTCGCTACCTACAACAAATCGGAGGGAACGCAAGCTTACTGTTGAACTGGCTTGCCGCCTTCTTCACGGATGATCTCTTGTGCTTGTTTGTCGGAGGACGACACTTCGATTCTATTGCGAAGAAGGTCTGCCTTGAACCTGAAATCTCCGTCTTCAAGTACGGCAAGGGCGTTGATCATGTTGGTACTACTAGTGAAAGCGAAGGTCATTCGGACGCTCCCTGTATCCTAATATCCATGTGATGGCGGTGCATGCCAGCTTCACGGCGCTCTTCTGACTTCTTGTCCTTCTTCTCGATGCGCTCTGCCATGCTGGTCATGAAATCTCGCATCGGGACCTTGTGACGAAACCAAACTTCGCGCCGGTAAGTGAGGCCGAAAACAACACCAGCAATCGCGTCAGCACAATCCTTCGAATTATGTACGAACACCCCGGACGATAGCGCAAAGTTTTCGGTGCCGGGCACTGTCAGATCGTAGACGGGCTCATTAGCGACCACGTGCCTAATCGACAGAACCCGATGGTTCTTCTGAGCAATAGTGCGGGAAGGCAAAGTCTTAGCGCGCTTGGCCCTCTGATAGTGCATGTCGCATAGACCGCGAGCGTTAGACTTTCGATAACACCCTTCAATAGCGCAGTCGGCGCGACGCGGCCCAAGTTTACCTTCTTCCCAAAGAGTACGCATATGTAGTGACGCAGCTTCTCTGCCCCCATCTTCATAGTGGGCTTTGTGGCCGTCATTCATAGCTTGCTGCCGGCCGCACCAAAACTCCTTGCCATGATGACTGTAATGGGCCGCACGAGTCATGTGGATCAGATTGCGCGGATCGTTGTTGCGTTTGTTCTCGTCACGGTGATGGACGATGTACCCGTGTTCGGGCTCCCCTACGGCGACGTGATGCGTGAGGAATCGCCGCTCCCTGACCGGACACCACACGCGTTCATAGTCAACCGTTCCGCCTTTGTAGCCGACGCTGCGATAGAGGGGCATAAGGGATATGTCTGGAGTCAGATTCTTGGCCAGTACCCATTCCCCTTGCAGCGTCATGAAGGGGTGGTCAGGGGTACAGCGGATGGTTTGGTAGTTGTCCAATTCTACCTCCACCAATTCCGTGGCCTGTTTAGTCACACGTGCATTACGGGCCGGGGAGATACGAAGACCTTCCGGGCCAATGGAGTACACGTAGAATATTTCGTCTGGCTTATACATGGTGGCCAGTTCCCTGAATGTAGGATTGGTACCGTTAGCCAAAGCCACGCGGGTCTCCCCCGTGAAGCAACCACCCTCTGGATGATCAATGAGCCCATCTTCTGGATCGCGCTCCAGACGAATCATCTCCTCCAGCGCCTTCTTGTGCTGGGGAGCGATGATTCTCTCGTCGTAGAACGCCGTCTTGGTGACTTCGTAAGGCATCGAAGTCTTGTCTATGGAGTAAGGACCGGTGATGAAGCCTTTGTGTCTCATAAGCTGCATGCTGTCGGCCGATTGGAACGTATCGAAGCTGATCCACTTCAGGTTCACACCCACTTCACGAAGCTTGTAGAGCAAGGTGCGGATGCTTTCGAACTCGATCTCGCCGTTGCGCGGTGGCGGAACACGGAGGATCAGGTCCA